CAACCTGATATTACTACTGCTATTTTTTTGGACATAATTTAAAAGTTATTTGACGACCATTATTATCTATTAATTCTACCTTAAATGGCATGAAGCCATAATGTCTACCATATTGCTCGTATCTCCTGTGGTCGTACTGCATATACGTAAAGGATTCAACTGTAAATCTTCTACAATCCATTGGGTCTTGCCACGCACATATATCTTCAGCATTTGGTACTCTTATCTGGATAAAACCAGTATCTTTACATGCCCTCCACAATTCATTAATTATGAATACAAACTTTTGGGGATTAAGTATTTGCGTCAATGAGTTATTAACTAAAATTTCATCAAAAGTATTATCTTTGTATGGCAATCCGTACTCCATATTAAATACGGTGTCAGCTCCAACAGCAGGTGATATGTCCGCGTTAATATAGTTCTTTAGATAATCATTTCCACACCCAAGATTAAGTTTCTTTTTCATTCTTTTGTTATAAATACGATTGATGGATAAAATTCAATTGACTTTATACCCATATCTTTAAGTGGAGGATTTTTTTCAAGTCTATAGGCATCGTTTGCCTCTTTAAAGTTAAGGTGCGGTACCATTTCTAGGAAATAATCTACTGTAGAAATATGATAATCAGCAAATTTTGGCCAAAAAGAAGTATGCAAATCTTCTATGACGTATAATGCCCCCCTCCTCATTGTTGGAAAAAGCTGTTCAAATGTTTCAATCTGTTGTTTCCAAGTATGGCCACCATCATCAATAACTATATCAAATCCTTCAAACTGGCTCATAAATCTCTTATCTAGTTGGTCTCCAGTGTGGATGTTTTCACCTCTACAATTTTGGTCAATATCAACCCCATGAACTTCCCATGAGGGTGACATTTTTCTCCACTTTTTTATGCTAGAACCATCTTGAACCCCAATTTCAAGAAACTTTAATTTATCTCCAACATATGAAGACAGTTTCTTATTATACAAATTGTAAAAGTTATCTATTTTCGGCATATATTTTTCCTATATTATGTGCATCCTCTTCTGTTACCCCATGATGCAGTGGTACAAAGAAATATTTATCTTCTAGTTCATTCATCATAGGACAATCGTATCTTTTACCCCAACCGCCATTAAATAAAGTGTATTTATCATTTCTATAGTGATGCTGACCTATCTCATAACCTGCTTCTGTCATTTTCTCTTTTAAGGCTTTATAATCGCCTGTAATGCCTCCAGCCAACCATATGTGTGTAAATAGACCATAAGACCTATAAATCTCCCCTAATCGCATTCTGTGGGCAATAATAGGGTCTATAGAACGTAGATTACCTAATCCAATGGCTGCTGACACATTATTCATATGATATTTATATCCAGCTTCCGTTAAGTCTGTATCACCTAGTCTTTGCTTTTCTTCTCTATCGTATCCAAACCATCTTAGTCTTTTTGCCTTTTTATAATCTTCTTCTTTTTTGCAGATGAGAAATCCACCATCACCTGAAGTGAGAGTTTTGATTGCTTGGAGTGAAATACAACAAAAGCTCCCTTCTCCCCAGAAGTTGCTGCCGATAACCTGAGCGGCATCTTCAATAAGCGTAATACTTCTATTTCTACAAACCTCGGCAAGTTCTCTAAGCCCTGAGTTATTACCTCCAAAGTGGACGAAGACAATCGCTTTTGTCTTGGTTGTAATTTTATTTTTGACATCTTGTATATTTATATTTAAATCTTTATTAATATCTGCGAATACTATTTTTGCCCCTCTCCTGACTAGTGGAATATTAGTAGCGGTGCATGTGAGTATTGGTGTTATGACTTCATCACCAGCTTCAATACCAGCGAGTTCATACGCCAACTCTAAAGCAGAACTACCCGAATTGAGTGCCAATACATTCTTCTGGTTAAATTTTTTAGCAAATTCATCTTCAAATTGTTTAGTTATTAATCCTTCCGCCAACTGGTCGCTATTAAGACACTCCATACAGAGTTTCTTTGCTTCCTCCGACATGTAGGGCTTAAATAATTTCAACATATTTCTGTCTTGCTTTATACGCTTCATTAATATTGCCAAATAGTCCAATATTTATTCTATTACCTCTAATACAAATTTGGGCTAACCATTTTTTACCACCTTTATGCCAATAGATACCTTTGTAACCAGACTTGTTATTCTTATTTAATCCTTTATTTAGATTGTTTTCTGAACGGGTACAGAATCTTAAATTTTGCAGTCTATTATCTAGTGGGTCTCTATTAATGTGGTCTATTTCCTGACCTTTCCTAGCATTAAGTAAGAATCTATGTAGTAGTATTTCTTTACGTTTCCCATCTACATGAGTAGTGCGTTGTGCATAACCCATACTAGAACAATACCATTTGTAAGAATTGACTTTATCAAATAGTTCGTCATCTACAATAGCTTTTTTATTTTTGCTTAGTTCTACATATTTCATATCAAATTCCCTCTTTCAAACATTTGTTTTAATCCATCAATAAATGAAATTTTAGGTTTCCACCCCAGTGCAAGTATTCTACTATTGTCCATCTGGTACTTTAAATCCATTCCAGGACGATTGCTTTCTACTGTTGGTATTTCCCTACCTAATATTTTAGCACATTCTGTAATCAGTTGCAAAACTGTATAGCCGTCATTTAGGGTCACATTATATGTTCTATCGCCTTTTAACATCACTAATTCGACAGCCTCAGGTATATTTTCTACGTGTATATATTCCCTGTAACCTTTACCTCCATTATGGACGGGAATGGCAGTATTATTTTTAATTGATGTGATTATGCGTGGTAGTATTTTTCTATCATCTTGTCTGTTGCCCACAACATTGCAAAAACGTGTTTCTGCTGTCTTATTCTTGAGTTCAGGATATGTATTATCGTAAGTAATTCTTACAAGAGAACCGAATGCTTTAGAGCAGGCATAGGGATTCTTTGGGAAGATTATGTCTTCTTCTGTCTTTCTTACCTCACACTCACCATAAACTTCGTCCGTTGATATATATACAAGCTTCTTTAGGTTTGGGCATAATCTAGCGGCTTCAAAAACAGTAATGGTTGAGTTGTTATTAGATATTATTATGTCCTCTGGATACTTTATAGACATATCAACATCAGAATAAGCTGCAGCGTGTATTATATATTCTGGATTTTCTTTAATAATTATTTCTTTGGCATCTTCACAGTTCGCTTTATAGTACTTGAATGTTTTATCAAATATCTCTGGATGTGAACCGACACCTTCATCATCAATTACAATAACTTCATAGCCCTTCTTAACCATGTATTGAGTAACGTGGCTAAATATAAAACCGAGACCTCCAGTTATTAGTACTTTAGTTCCCGAAGAAGAGTTCTTTTCCATCGTCAGTTTTAATTAGATTTAGCACATAATTAATCTGGGCTAGTGCCTCTGATTTTGATTTATGTCGTCCAATCATTCCATTAGGAAATGTATAGTTATAAAATGGGTCTGGCTCATCCTTAATCTCTTCTGATGGAATTGGGCATATATCCCGACCATTAATCTTAATATTAGAAAGACCTACATTGTTCCTATTTGGTACGATATCAAGTCGTTCGTCAATCTTCTTTATCTCTTTCAAAAAATCACTTGTTCTCATTTTTTAGTTGTTTATGTGTTGATAATGCATTCTCTATCAAAAGGAATGTTGCTGTCGTTATATCTACGATTCTCTTAGACTTAACCTTTATTTTTTGACCGTAAGTCTTTCCATCATATTGAATGGTATAAGCCAAAAAGCCATTATTATAGAGTATATCTATATCTAAACCTTCTAGGGTAAAAGTATTTATTTTTGTCATTTGTTTTTTAGATTGCTGTTTCGCTCGTCGGGTAATATGGCGAAACCTTACTACCCGACAACAATCTATTTTTGATAATTATATCAACTCCGTCGATTGGGTCAATATAGTTATCAACACTAGTTAGGCGGCGTTGAATCCGTCTGTAGCTCCAGTCTTAAGGTTAATCAACCAGTTTGTGTTAAGTGTCTTAACTGCAAATGGCATCTTCCATCCAACTGTTGAGAACTGATTAAGAGGGTTATCTGTTGATTCTGCTCCTGGTGTCTTTACATACACCTTTGGTGCTGAAATAGAACCAAGATTGATAACTCCGTAAGCATTCTTTCCACAGAAGAAGTTAGAGTAGACGTTAGCAACGTTTGAAGCTGACGTAGAGAATCCTGCTGAAAGCACATAGTGCTGGTCATTAGATTCTACGAACTCAACTCCATGAAGCTTTCCTACAACTCCACGCTTGATAGCTTCTGGTGTCTGGTAGATATTAGCATTTGTCCACTCGCTATTACCCATCAAATCCATAGCTGTATCTGGGCCGATGATTGCTCGGAATAGTCCTCCATCAAATTTCTGTGCCTTAGCCTTCTTCAACGCACGTGCAACACGTCGTACCTCAAGACCTGTAAGGGTATCTGATGTATGAATTGTTGAAACTGCTGTTGTAGAACCAGCCGCACCTCCAGTAGAAGTTGACACAAGGAGGTTTGTTGCTCCTGATACAAGTTCTGTTCGGATAAGTCGGTCAATTGTTTCACCCGCATTCTGTCCATGAACTGAAACATGTTCTGTAAGACCAGTTTCAATAGATGTCATTGAATAAAGTGAACCAACTGTCGTGTAGTTACCGTAATCAGCAAGTGTTGCTGAAACTGTAGCTGCTGTCATATCTGCTGCTGTTGGGTTTGCTGCTTCTGAAAGAGCTGTAGTTGCTACTGCAAGAGGTGTGAACCTTGTGAAGTAGACAGTCTTACCGCTATTCAATGGGATATTCTTAACCTGTGCTCCGTAATCGTAGCGAAGTTCTACCATCGCTCGGTCAAGGAATGTTCGGTCATAGAAGATTTGCATAGGTGGTGTCAAACCTGGGTTTGAGCCCTGTGCAAAGGTTGTTGTACTCATAAAATTATAATAATGTTAAGTGCTTATCTTTCGCTAAGCGTGAGGCAATACTTTTTCCATTTCCTCTGGTGTCATATTCCTTAGTTGTTCTTCGGTATAAGTCTTACCTCCTGAAGATACATAACCTTTATTAGAGGTCTGACCTACGGCTTCTTCGGTCTTTCTTTGCTGTCGTTTTGTATTGATAGCAATGGCAACATAGGAATCTTTGTTTTCTAGTGCTTTCCTTCCGCCGTTAGACAAAATAAACTTTGTCTCGTCTTTTGTGTATCCATCAAGGATAAGGTCTGCCACCTCGTCCTCAAGAATATTGTAAGGTTTTGGTTCTGCCTTGTTTGTAATTTGAGGTTTCGGTTGCTTCGCATCCTTCTTGTATCGCTGTGCAACACTTCGATGCGTCTTAGCAATTCTACGCAACTCATCGATGTCCTCTACTGCATCAATTGGGTCTGCGGTAGTTTCTTCAACTACTATAACTTCTTCAGGAGTTACCTCTGTTTGAGTTTCGGTCTCAACTACCGTTGTTTCATCAGTATTCATAATGATGATGTTATGTTAGTCATTCATGGTTGGGAATGATACCGTTAGTAAGTTTCATTTTTGGGCGGAATGATAACCGTGTTTCTAGTATTGACCCATAGCTCCGTGTTTTGTAACGCCTGCCGCATGAAGCGCTATTGCTAGAATCTGCTTCTTACTTCTAATTTTTCCTTTAGCTCCTCGTGCCTTACCTTTCTTTTTATTATCAGCACGTAAATCTCTTATATTTTTTCCTATATCTTTTCCTAGTGGCATTTTATTCAAATGGATTCTTAATTTCTTTTAATTTCCTACTTACGACCTTTGATGATTCTAGAAAGTTCTTTAGGCTTCTATAGGCAAGTTTTCGTCCTATAACCTCTGCTTTTACATGTTCTGCTGGCTGTTTATCATCAACAGTATCCATATCTATTAATGGCTCAATAAACGACAAAATTAAATCTTCAACCTCATCCCATTGAGGGTCTTGGAAGAACTTTTGTTGTAGGTCTTGAATACTCATAATTATTGTGTTTCAGGTACTTGTCCTTTAAGGAGAACTTGCTTTGTTTGCTGGTCTTGCATTGTTTGTTGCATTTCTTGTGCTTGGTCATCTGCTGCCTCAAGTTCAGCTTGGTTGATACCGAGTTTCTCTGCAAATTTAAAGTACATAAGTTTCAATCGAGGGTCTTGTAGTATTGCTGGATTAGAAGCTATATCACTTATTACCATTTTTAGATTCGTTGTAATTGCCTGAACATCATAGTTCTCGTTATCTATTACATAATCAAATTCAAATTCTGTATCTGAATAGAAAGCTTTCTTCATTTTAAGGAACCTTGATGTACCGAGTTTCTTATATTCGCTCTTGGCTCGTGCCTTCTCTTTCTCTATATTATCTGGATTTACTGGGAATCCTTTTAGAAGACTTGACTTAACATACTCATTCGCATGAAGTTCTGACGCCATCTCGTCAAGTTTCATAAGTTCCTGTGTGCTTCCTGTAAACCTCATTACATGCTCTGCACTCAAGTCTTCTAAGAGTTGTGGCATTACAAGTTCATTAAAGAAATCCCTATAAGCAATGCAGATATTCTCTCTCTTGAATGCAAATGTTGATGATGCTTGTGCAGTAACAATTTGTGTAGTTCCAAGTGGTGTAGATGATGGTGGAGTTTCGCCTCGTACAGACTCATAAGCAAATGTAAGTTTATCTGCTTGCTGGAGATATGATTGCTCTTCTGAGGTGAATGCCTGTAGATTTCTCTCCTCATTCGCAATTGGTGTAATGCCATTTGGTGAGATAAGCAAATCACCACTTTCAAGGTCAGTAAGTATATTTCTTACAATCTGTTTATCTGGAGTAGTAAACAAATGCATTGCCGAAATCTCCATTGAAACTCTCTTCTGATTCTTCAACTCGTTTATTCTTGCCTGAACTTGGAATAACATTTCAACTATTCCTCTACCAAGCCATCGTCCTTTTACTCTTGTATAATGGAAATCCTTAAATGGGTAGTCTTCTTTTAGCCACTTTGATTTAAATAGAATAAGCCCAGCCTCTCCAACCTCTTTTCCTTCTTTATTCTTTTCAACCAAGTCAGCCCCAGCAACAATAAACACAGAACGAACCATCTCGTCTGATGTACCACCATTAATCCAAGATTCTGGAACCTCACCATATCTCTTGTAAACTTTTATATATGGGGTTGAGGTCTGTAGATTACTTGAACCTGATTTATCTTCGTATGACTCCATTGCGTCTGTACTACCAAATCTTTCAATCGCAGATTCAACATTATCCCAAGATGTATTACGCAATTCTGTTGGGGTCATGTAATGGATTGTAGTAATGAATCGTGAGTCATTTATGCAATCCACAGATGGGTCAAGTATCAATCGTCTTATATCGACAATATCAGCACCCTTCTTTGTCTTTTCTAGTACAACCGAACCAAATACTGGTAGTTCTTCTGCAAGCTTATTAAGTGTTTCAGCAAATTCAGATTGTTTAAGCCAATACTTAAGTTCTTTTTCTAGGAGATAGGTAGACCAGTAAGATTTTGGGTTCGTTGGCCAAAGTCTTATGTTCTTTGTATCCACATTAAGCATCTTTGTAGCTACTTCACATGGTGGATTTACTATATTAAAAAACTGCTTTTTTCTTCCTAAATAAAGGGTGTCATCTTCAAACTTACTATCGTTATATAACGCACATTTCTTTATCGTATTGTATTGATTAAAACTCTGTCCATTAGGAGAAATAGACCCATTGAAGAAGTCATCATTCTCTAGCCTTATTTGTGAAAAGATATTTTCTGTCATTAAAGACAGAATACTATAAAAGTCAAAAGTCCTTTAGATATTTAACACTTATGCAATAAAATGCCTTTATTTATGGTAATGTCTTTACATTTCCCTTAACACTTGTCTTTATATTCTTTAAGAGTTCTTTTATTACAAACCATTCCAAATCTCCGAAATAGTTTGAGTTAAGGCTTTCACAACCCATATCAGCGACTGGTTTAACTCTAGAGTATATTTCTGTCCTTAATACCCATCTTTTTATGTTTTGGCGTGATATTTGTCTCTTAGTCTTTACCTCGTAATAGTCGCATATGTCTTTTATTGAATACTCAAGTAATTTGTGTCTCCTCCACATTTCTTTCCACAAACCCTTATCGACTGAATATTCGCGGGCAAACCTTACATCTGGGTCTACTTTAAATAGTTCTGATTTTTGGATTAGAATAATCATTCAAATGAGCGTTTAGTTTGTCTATTCTGATAAACTTTGTTCTGTAGAAAATAGTCTGGTCTCACAGGTTCTCGAATTCCCCACACAGATAAAGCAAGACTCATTACCCTATCATCATGTAAGCCAGATGGTACAACGACTTTAATCTTTCCTCTTTCACTCATCTCATATCTAAATGATTCAAGCTCTGATATAAGTCCTTCATCATTAGGAATCTTAATTTTATCTTGTTCGAGCAGTATTGCTAGATTGTCTAGTAAATTTTGGCGTGATGTTTCTGTAAACTTAAATCCTTTTCCTTCTTCACCAGCGATATTGACTCCTCTTGCTTTTAAATCTTCTACTACTGGGTCTCCAACACCAGTACTATCAATCCATACCTTCGCATCACTGAATCTCCTTGCAAAAGCTTCAATCTTTGCCTTTTGTAGATTCCAGTCTATCTGATTAAATCTATCTTGTGGGTATGCTATGAAATAGTTTAGATTAAATGGCGTTATAACTGTATAGTCTTGATACTTTGCCAAGTCTACACCCAATTGAAAATCACCTGATTGAGGAAGTTCTTTATCAGGGTTGTAAGTATTCTCTCTAAATCTTTTGAAAAACGCACCAGCACCATCAATAAATTTGCAATAATACTCCTGTTCAATGAAGTCTTGTGTATTATTTTTCCTTTCCTCTTCTATCGTGTCTTTCGTAAAAACATTGGTATCATTAGCTGTAAGAACTTGCCAAAACCATTTTGGATTCTCTTTAGCCTGCTGTAGCAGTGTATGGGCATGGTTCATTCCTCTCGGTGTGAAATTGAATATGACCCATCCTCCATTAGCTGCCAAAATAGGAGAAAGGAATTTCCAAGCATCACTGTTAGTAACAGAGTATTCCGAGAAAACCGCTCCGATTGGGTTAGTACCAACTCCAGATTGTTTAAATTCATCAGCTGCAATTAACTGAATTATAGAGCCGTTAGCAAGCTCAATCTTTAATTCTGTCCCATTTGTGCTTTTAATAAGTTCCTTCGGTATATGGTCTAGCATTTTAAAACCTTCATTATCCATGTTATCCCATATAACCTTCTTTGCTTGTGAATACGTTGGGAGTAAATAGAAATACGTTCCTTTTCTTTCAAAGGATTTCTTAATCATGTAGTTGAAACATGTTTTATCCTTACCACTTCTACGGTGCCACACTATAACAGCTCTTTTAATACCTGTATCTAGGGCATTTAATAGCTTAATTTGGTAGGGTCTCGGTTTGTACAGATGGGGTAGTTGTATTGTCTCCATAATTTACTATGTTTACACTTAATGGTTTTCCATCTCCATCAGTTAATTCCTGTCTTTCGCTAAATTTCTTCTTGTTTAATCTTGAAAGGGTAAATTTTGTTGCGTCCCATTTGAGAGGTTTATTTTCATCATCACTTAGTGTAGTCTCAAGATTTTTCAACGCTTTATCAACCAAACGATGGTCTCCTATATGTTCCGATAGCCATAATGGGAGTAGTCCTGTTATGTTCTGGCTGTATTCTTCGCTATATCCTGCCTTGAGGGCTGACCTATACGCGTTTCCAAATGTGTCACTCTTAGGGTTAGTGTAGTTATATAAAAACTGTTCTTGTTGTGGGGTTAAAATTCTATCTTGCATGTTTTCTGTTGCATTTAGTGCATAGCCAAATTTTTAATATCCAGTTGAAATAATAAGCTTTATCTTTCTTTTTACAGAGCCCACATTCTTTATTAAAATTATCAACTATAATCATAGTAATTATGATGTGTATATAGTATACATTCTTGTAAAGTGGTCTGCAAATTAAAAAGGGGAAAAGTCCCCTGTGTTATTTAGGATATATCATAAGTTGTAGGTATACTTTCTTTCCTTTCTTGTTCTCTGTGTGAATCATGTATAACTTTCCACAACCGTTGTGTTTAATCTTTCTTACTGGGCCGATTTGACGCAGTAGATTGAGGAGCTTGGTATTCATACTGGGTATAGTATATCATGGCTTAAAATATAGGTGAAAAAGTTATCAACAGGTGTGTATTTACAAAGTGTGCATACTTTGCTATGCTAATAGCATGGTTAGAAACATTAGTAATTAACTCAAATAAAATGAATCAAATAATAATCACAAGAAATTTGGCAAAGTGGAAGAAGAAAATTATTGTTACTCTTCCAGATGGAAAGGAATTTGATTTCAGTTTTGTTGGGCAGGCTAAGGTATTTGCTGAAAATTGTGTAGATGCTAAACAGGGCGATGTTGTAGTAAACAAGGTAGAGAAATTGCCAAGAAAGATTAAGCCTACACGATGGCAGTAATATTAAAAATATAACTATCTAAAAATATGTCAAAATGGTATTACACACGAGATGAGGTAGGAAAGTTCACTGGTAAACTCACTCTTATGAAGAAGATTTCAAATCACATTAAATTGAAGTTGTGGTTCCTAGCAAAAGTTTGTGTTCTTGCATGGCTTATAGTTGGAGGGATTAAAGTTGGTCAGCATGTTACTCCAGTCAATACAGTATATGCAGACCGAGAGATTATTAAGGAAGTTCGAGTCAAGGCGCCTGTTATGGAACGAATTGCCAAGTGTGAAGCAGGTGGACAACATGGTGAAAAAGCTACAGGTCAGGTTGTAATGCGTTCTAACACTAACAAGACTGTGGACATTGGTAAGTATCAGATTAATACTGTGTGGTTCAAAAAAGCCCACGAACTTGGTTATGATGTAACTACTGAAAAGGGTAACGAAGATATGGCGTACTGGTTGTATGAGAACCGAGGAACTAACGATTGGTATGCTTCTAGGGATTGCTGGGCAAAGTAAGATATAGTATAATTAAAAAGACCCTGTGAACGTTTTAAGATGAATCCCCGAAAGGGGGT